CTCTTCTTCGCCTTCTTCATCATCACCAAAACTTGGTTCTGCTGGCTCTTCTTCTGGCTCGTCACCACCGTTAACGATAGCGTCAAATTCTGCTTTTAGTTGCTGTAGAACGTCAAGAATTTGTTCTTCGCCGGCGGAAACTCCACCTTCGGAACCTTCTTCACTTCCTGGACCATTTGGATCTGTGATAGCATCAACTGCACTGTCAGCTGGGTCGTTATCGCCACCAATTGACATAGAAGTTTCGTCACTTCCATCATCCATTCCGAATCCTTCTTCTACAGATTCTTCAGCTTCATCATCACCAGATTCTTCTACTGATTCCTCAGCTTCTTCATCATCAGATTCTTCTACTGACTCTTCTTCTGCCTCTTCGGCAATCATATTTTCATAGATTTCTCTAGACTTTTCTACAACGATTTCATGGAATAATTCATTTGCCTTATCCATCTCTTCGTTGACAAGATAATCTAGAAGTTGTTCAAACTTTTTAGACATTGCGGGTTTCTCCTTAATTAGATGCGGCAAGGCTGTCGATGTATTTACAGCCAAGTTGATTTACTTATGTGAAATAGGCCAAAAACGGTCGGTTTTGGCAACAGTCAGAGAATTAATAACCCGTTTTGAGGTTTTTTTCTGTCAAAATATTTAGTTTGACATTATTAGTATTAAAGTACAATATTATTCCGTCGGCTCTTCAGGAATTGCATACATTATTCTTACTAATTCAAGATCTTCTCTTGTTTCTTGTTCTCGGGCATCGCCTGCTTTACGTAAACTGTTTAGCATTTCAAGAGTGAGACGCATTTTTCTTGTGTCTTTATTAATGATAACACTAGTGTCTCTATCAGAGTCGTAGCGATCATTGGACTTTAAGTCCCCAGAATCTTTTTCAAAATAAATGAATTCTTGCAATAACATGCTAGTATTTACCTAATTATACCGCAGGCGCTGGAGTGGAACCTGATGCATCTGAAGTACTAGGCATTGGGGCCATGCCTGTTTCGTCATCTTCCATGTCTTCTGGAGGTTCGGTTGCACCTTCAAGTCCGTCAATATCTCCTTGAATGCCGCTTGCAGTAATGCCTGCACTACGCAACTCTGCTTGAGCACTTAAATTAGTACCTTGATCAACATTTTCTTCTCTCCAGAGTTTTTCGTTTTCTGCAATTTCTTCTTGAGTCATGCCAAGGAATCTCTTAAGAGCAAATCGTTTACTTACAAATGGGATCTCAACAATAGATGCAAATGTACCTACACGAGCAGTATCCATCTCTGCTTGACGATAAGCGGCAAAGTTTTGCGGAGGATTAAACTTAAGATCAAACAAATTGTTGTCTACGTTAATGCCTTTATTGTATAGATACAGTTTAAATTCTGTATCAAATTGTTCATTAATTATAGATTGTAACCGTTCACAGTACTTGTTGAATCTTAATTCCTGTATGTAAGCAGTACCGACTCTGCCATCATTGAAACTGCTTCCTCCGTCATCCGGTCCAGTAGGTAGGTAGCTACTAGGAATACGTAAAGCACGGAACAACTTGTTAGTAAAATAACGTAGATCATCAATTTCTCCTAGGTTTGTACCGCCCGGCAAAATTTCAACTTTGCTGCCCCGGCCTTCTGCTGTTTGTGGGAAAAAGTAATCTTCATTAATGCTCAAAGGATTATAACTGCTATCAATAACACTTTGTCCGCCGCCTGCGGCACTTGGTATTCTGCGTTGATTTACTTCATTTTTAACACGTTCAACAAAGCCCATGGCCAAGTGACTGGGCATATTACCCACGTCAATGTAAAATACTCTGCGCTCTGGAGCACGTTGTACACGATAGATAATAATCGCGTCTTCTAGTAATTCTTTTTGTTTATAGACTTTAAAAATAGTCTCCATTAGGCTGTTGCCAAACGGGAAATTATTGTCTAATCCTTCACTCATTGACAAGTGAATAACGTGTTTTGCATCAATTGCCCATTGTTGTATATTATTTGAAAATCGGCCGCCTGCGCCTGCTTGTCCACCAAACCCGCCAACCATGCCTTTTTGTTGAGCACCACCCGTAAGGTATGCAGTTCCACCCGAAGTAACGTTTTGGTTGGTGGGATTAATTGCAGTAACGGTTAAATTTTGAAAGTTTACATTAAGGTCACGCAGTACATACTGCTCAGGTTTTTTACCTTCGCTTTCATTAACAATGACTTTGTCTACTTTTTGAGGATCTACGTAAAACCATGCTTGTGTTTCGGGGTCACGAATAAAGAATACGTCCCCATACTTAAAGGCATTACGCACCATTTTAAAAATTCGTGTTTGAAATTTATTAAGTTTAGTCCACTGCTGTAGATATTTCTTAATAATTTTAACTTCAGTACTTGTTGCTTGTTCTTTAAAAAATATTTGAAACGGTGTTCCGTTTTCATCGTTCATCTGTGTACAGAATTCAGCAAGAATATCAAAAGCGGCATTAACTTCGCTGTCAGTATCCATTGAATCATACTGACCATAACGCTCTAAACGATTAGGGTGGCCGCTATACACATCAGGAAGATAACTGCTATAGTTAGTACGAGACATGCTAGGTCTCGAGGCTCCAGATGATATAACACTCATCTGTCCAGTAGTATCAACTGGTGTAAAATATTTTTTCCAACTCAAAATTTGACTCCAAATTATGCAAATGCATCGCCAGATATGCCTAAAACTGCATCGTAAGTTCTACGTGAGTTTTCAGCGATGATCTTTAGTTGTGCAACCATCTCTGATGTATTTAAGTTCTGTGCAACGGTTCTTAAAGTTTCTGCGGTGTTAGCAGACATCAGACCAGCTATTTGTTCCGGTTTAAAAACACCTTCTCTACCGTGTAACATTGCAGGAGTGCCGTCGCCAAAATTTTCAAAAGGTTGTCCAGTTGCTCCCATTGACCCGTCTTCTCTTGAAGTAAAATTTTGGAACATTCCAGCAATCAGACCAGTTATTGCGCCTGCAAGAGCACCTACGGCCGCGCCGCCTGGACCTCCTAGCATCCCAATAGTTGCACCAGTAACTGCACCAGCACCAGCACCAGCCAATGTATATCCAGCGGTTGAAGCTACTTTTCCAGCAGTGTCTGCCCAACTGGGTTTAACCATATCCCATATTTTTCCAAATAGATTTTTTAAAAATTCTGCAATATCCCTCGTTATTCTTTCTCGCCCTTCAGGAGAAAACAGATCCTTTATAAATGTTATAATTTTTGGAACCCACTCTCGTAACGTGACAATGACTTTACCAAGGTTTTCGTTTAAATAATTAAGAGTCGGAATAACAATTCCGCCAATTAATGGAGTTAATGATTGGGCTAATACTACTGCTAATTTCCTTAATTGTTCTTCTGATTGTAACTGTGCTTGTAATTCTGCTTGATTGGCCGCGGTTGCATCTTCGATTCCTTTGAGCCTTATTTTTTCTGCTTCTATTAATCGATACAGTTGTTCTTCACTAGTTATATTTGCATTTGTTAATCTTGCGTATACTTCTGGCATTACTGAAAGTTTTGCATATGTTTGATCACCTTGTAATGCTAATGCCTGAAATACACTTGCCAGTTGAGGATACGCTTTAAATAACTCCATTTGTAATTTAGCTTGTCGGCGTGATGATTCTTCTGTTATCTGTTGTACTGATATAGATCCATCGCTGGCGCTGTCAACCATTTGATTAATCGCTTGACCTGCGCCGGTTGCCATAGAAAATAACAGTTGACCTGCCTCAGTTTGGACAGCAAACCCCATAGCCCTTGCCTTGGCAATATCTCCTCCAGCTTCTCCGTAGACCGCAGTAACATCTTTAAGAACTTTTTCTAATTTTAATGCTGTTTTTGCATCTTTTGATGCCATAAATGCTTTCCAGTTAGATTCTGTAGTTTGTTTTTCTAGATCTTTCTGTACTTGCTCTCTACTCTTACCTGTAATTTTAGATAACAGGTCTAATTCTTTTCCGTATTCTGCAACTAGTTTAGCTGTATACTTTGAATCTTTTTGTTGTTGTTCAGATAAACCTCCCATCGCTTTAGCAAAATCTAAAGTAAGATGATTAAGTTGTTCGTAGCTAAATCCTAAATTAAGCAATCCTTTATGATTGGCAAGTAATTCTTTATTAACTGCTTTAAGTTGTTTTGCCCCTGCGGTAGCAGTTACTCCCATTGTAACAAGAGTTTCTCCTGCATCTTTCATAAGACGAGTAAATGATTCGGCAGTAAGACCCATTTCTAAAAAATCAACTCGTAACTGACTTAATGATGTACCAAAATTAACGCCGCTGGCATTAAGGTCTCTGTATACTTGTAAATTTTCTTCTTGTAATTTTAATATTGCCCCAAATAACGATGCAACTGTACCAATAATTGGAAGGTCTTTAAACGCTTCAAACAGCCCACTCATTTGAGCTTTGCCAGATAATGTACTGGCAGCAAATTTAACTAGATTACCTACTGTGGCTGTAAGCCCACCCACTAGATCAGATAAAAGACTACCTACAATGTTGCCTGCTTTACCAAGTCTATTTTGTGCTACCGCGGCCGTTTCTGCTGAATCTCCTAGATCCTTAAGTCGAGCTTCTGCTTCTTTAATTATTTTTGGATCTAGACCTGCGGCTTTGGCCAGCCTTATAAACATCGCTGTTGATTGTTTACCTTGAGCTCTTGCTTCCTTAAGAAGATCAGTAAGCAGAGCTTCCATTGCTGCCGTGTCCATACCAGCCATTGTTATTTCCCTAGTTAAATGTGTACATAAATATGATACCAAAGTACCTTATTTTATTTATCGGAGTTAAACCCATGGAACAAGAGCACAAGTCAAATCCTTTAGCAAGTCTTATGAGACAACCAAAAATCTTCATTAGATTTCCTAGCGATGGAAAGTACTGGCCTGAAGATAGTCTTAATCGTACCATGAACGGAGAGTATCCTGTGTTTTCCATGACTGCTAGAGACGAACTACTACTTAAAACTCCAGATGCGCTTATGAACGGGCAAGCAGTAGTTGATGTTATTCAAAGTTGTGTTCCTAATATTACCGATGCATGGCATACCCCTAATATAGATTTAGATGTTATCCTTATTGCTATTCGTCTTGCTACCTACGGGCAAAAAATGGAAACTACTCTTACTGTAGGTAAAGAAGATATGTCTTATAATGTTGATCTACGCCAATTATTAGAAAATCTTATGAATACAATTACTTGGAATGAGAAGATTGAAATAGGCGAGCAAATGGCATTATATATTCGACCTATTAACTATGCTGCCATGAGCCAAACAAACATAAAGAATTTTGAAACTCAAAAATTATTAGGCATTGTTAACGATAGCGCATTGTCAGAAGAAGAAAAAATAGCACATTTTAAAAAGAGCTTTGAAACAATTACTAATATTACCCTATCTATTATTTCTCAGTCAGTTTATAAAATTGAAAGCGTAGCGGGTACTACCGACGATCCTAGCCATATTGCAGATTTTCTGGCTAACTGTGATAGAGAAATTTTTGAAGCAGTCAAAAACAGGCTAGATACCTTAAGACAACATAACACCCTTAAGGCAATCAAAGTACGGGCAACACCCGATATGATTGCTCAAGGAAGTGAAGAAGAAATTGAAGTTCCGCTGGTATTCGACGCCGCAAATTTTTTCGACTGAGGCTTTTATCTATGACTTTCGCTGAGATTGACCAACTAGCGGAAAAAATGGAGCAAGAGATAAAAGCCTTTAAGTCAGAATTGTTTAAATTGTGTTGGTTTATGCGGGGAGGTCTAACTATAGAACAGGCCTACAATACTGATTATCAAGACCGTGAAACTATAGTAGAACTTATAAAAGAAAATTTAGAAACTACCAAGAAAAGCGGATTGCCATTCTTTTAAAGTTTCATTCCTAAAAACCGACTATATCCTATACTCTCAGTTGGAGCTGGTTGAGCAGGTGCTGCCTGTGGTGCAACTGCTTTCTGTGGCAATGCAGAATTTAATGTTTCAATAGCTTTACGCAGTTTTCTAGTAACTTGGCCACCGTTATCTAAATATGCTTGCCATTGTGCTAGGAGTTTACCTGGGTTATTGAATGGATTATCTGTAGCTACTTGTGACGCAGGTTCTGCCGCAGTAGATTGTGATCGTCCTAAAGAAACACCACTACCTCCACGAGAAGGGAGACTACGACCTCGCTGTGCCGCAACGATAGCAGAATAATTCTTTTCTACGGCTGTTTTAATAATAGTATCTATTTGTGAGTTATTAAGAGGAGCGGCTCCTTCTACATCTTCTCGAACTGTGGCAAATTTTGGAGAACCGTCTGGATTCTTTCCAACTAACTTTTGTACTGGCACCCCTACTCTTGATTTTTTAAATCCTGTTCCAGTTTTAGTTCCCATACCTTGACCAGTTTTTAATCTAGCTTTTAAATTTGCCTGTTGTGCTTTAGGATCAACTGTCGGAGTAGGTGTTGGGGGTGTACTACTCGGAGCAGATGGCGTAGCAGTAGTCGGTGAAGGAGTTGCTGGATCAGCAGAAGTTGTTGGTTGTGTAGTTCCTGTATTAGAAGGATCTGTAATACCATCTAGATCTTGCAATCCGTGACTACCAAGAAAATCTATAAGACTAGTATATGTTGCTTTATTTCCACCACCTACAGTTTTCATGTATTCAGCTTTGAGATTTGCAACAATTTTAGAAGAATGGTCTTCACCTTGTCTACTAGATTGGCTAGCTTTAAACCCGCTTACAGCACCTTGGACTCCGTTATCCATAGCACCTTTAAAGCCTGCTTTAATGTCTTTAAAGATACCTAACTCATCAAGCTGTTCTTCATTTAAAACATCATTATATCTCATGGTAGTTCCTAAAATTGTCTTGTATTTATAGTGAGCAGTAGCTCACTTGCTTCGTCGCTTACACTCGAAGCAATTTTATTATGATTAATGCGAAGCATTTTAAATATTATCCAGATCGTTCAGTCACACTTTGCCCAGAGAGGGCAAAGTAAAAACAACATTATCCGAGTCGAACATGTGTCACCTAGCGTTAGAGCATTACAGTGGCGGTTGGCCTGTACCACGAGCTCAGTCTTATACCAGCGGCGGTAAGCAAATATACGCTAACATACTTACTTACGTGGGGTGTCTCTATCCCCTCATTTTGCCTATTCATCTATCTTCAAACAACCAAATCGCAGGTCTTATTAGCGATCTTCATCCTTTCGGGTAGTAGTTGAGTACTCTTAACGGCAAGAGATTTCCATCCCTGTGATCCGAGATCCAGGTTTAGGGCACCAGAAATTAGCAGGTGCGAGCTTGATACCGTATAATGAGCCTAAATTTTGTTTATAATATGTGAGCCATGTACACGAACAGATATCTGTCCGTTATAATATTCATTTGATTCTAATACTTTGCGGTCGAATTGTTCTCGGGCCTCAACGTAAGATGTTTCTGCTTTGCTTTTGCAATAGTGTAGTATTTCTCTGGTAAAGTTTTCTTTACCGTATAACTCAACGTCTTTGTTAAGTTCTATATTTGAGCCATAATAATCCTGCCAGTCCGAATCAATTTTGCTTCGGATTTTCTTTTTCTTTTTTGTGCCGTTCTTTAACTTTACAGTCTTGTAGGTCGTTTTTGCAAACTTGGCTAATTTTTTGCCCACGTACAGTCTGCCTGAAATATTACAGGAGATAAGATAAACAAATCCCACACAGTCTTCAGGCAGTGATTCTACGATGGCACCTTGATGGTACCAGGTCATAAATTATTTTACAGCTTTTTTAGCAACTGCAACTTTTTTAGGTTCTGCCGCAGGAGTCTTTGATTCTTTGCGAGCATTTTTTTCTTCAGTAATTTCATTGCGGCGAGCTTTGATCAACTTGCCTAACTCTGCTAGAGCTTTACGTGAACGTGTACCTGCGGCTGAATTGCC